GAAAAAAGAAAGTAGTTCCGGCAGATAAAAAGGTTTCTAAACTGCAATATAAGAAAGAAGACACAGAATATAAAATCGCTTCCGTTGATCCTGCACAAATTATTGGTGCTAAACAATTATGGGTGTTTAATGTTAAGTACAAAAAGTTGGGAGTTTATAATTCTGTGGATGATTCTGGATTTGGGGTTAGAGGGACCACTTTGGAAGGGTTTGATGCTAATACTTCAATCTGTAAAACCTTGAGGAAACCTTTAGATTTTCTTCCTATTGTTACTAAGGGTAAGAAGGTAGAACTAAGGAAATTAATGGCAACCATTAACAGTAAAGAATCAGAACTAACTGGAAGGTTGAATTCCGATACCGTTCTATTGAAAGTTGTTTCGTAACTTTACTTTTTCTCTAAGTAGAGTTAGAATATATTTTTAAAAGTAGGTGAACTTAAATGATTTTAATAGACACAAATCAAGTTTTTATCTCTGGACTTTTGTCCCAAATTTCTTCTAATAAGTTTAAACAATTAGAAGAAGATCTAATTAGACATATTGTACTAAACACTTTACGCTCTCATATTAAGAAATTCAAATCAGAATACGGTGATGTAGTTCTATGTCTAGATTCAAGACATTATTGGCGCAAACAAATTTATCCTCACTACAAAGCGCATCGTAAGGAATCAAGAGAAAAATCTTCTCTTGATTGGAATTTGATTTTTAAAGTTCTTAACGAGTTGAAGGAAGATTTAAAGAACCATTTTCCTTATAGGGTTATTGAGGTTGATTCTACTGAAGCGGATGACATTATTGGTACTTTAACCCCAAGAATTTCTCCGCATGAAAAAGTTTTGATCATTTCTTCTGATAAAGATTTTGTACAATTACAGAAATATCCTAATGTTAAACAATATAACCCCATGATGGGAGTTTTTGTTACATCGAAAAATCCTGTTAAAGATTTAAAAGAAAAAATTATTCGTGGAGACGCTGGTGACGGTATCCCCAATTTCTTGTCTGAAGATGAAGTGTTTGTTCTAAAAACTAGACAAAAACCTATTTCTTCCAAGAAGCTTAATGATTGGTTAGAACAAGATCCTAAAGAGTTTTGTAATGAAGAAATGTTGCGTAATTATAAGCGTAACCAAATGTTAATTGATTTTGATTACATTCCAGAAGATATTCGACAAAAAATTATTAATGAGTTCGATAGGATTAAACCCGCAACTAAACAAAACCTCTACAAATACTTTGTTTCTAAGAAATTGATTTCTTTATTGGAATGTATTGAAGAATTTTGATATGATAAAGAAAGGACGAGTTTATTATAAACATACAGAAAGTTGGTGTGGAAATGATCCAAAAGGTACGCCAGTTAAAGTTGTGGATATTATTCCTCCTTGCAATTTTGTTAAATACAAAAAGGTTAAAAGGTTGTTTGGGATAAATTTTGCTTTTGGATATTCATATCAATTAAATCAAATTTCTTTTAAAAGAATTTTTCTAGGAATAGAATTTATTTAATAAATAGTTCGGAAGTTGACTTATATTTTTGCTGAATTGGGGTTGAATGGATTCAAACTATACCCCGCATGGACGCAATTTTTACAACTAAGATGATAACGAGGTAAATATATGGCTACTATTAGTAAAACTGTAGATGTATCGGCAGAACAACCACTATTGAATAAAAAGTGGCTTGGTTTTGCTTTCGCTGTTTATGCAGTATTCTATGCTTGGGTACGTTGGTATGAAGGCGTATTCGGATGGAGTGCTGGTCTAGATTCTTTTGCTCCAGAATTTGAAACTTACTGGATGAACTTTCTATATACAGAAATTGTATTAGAAGTTGTCACAGCTTCAATTCTTTGGGGTTATATTTGGAAGTCTCGTGATCGTAATATGGCTGCAATTACTCCGCGTGAGGAATTGCTTCGTAATATGACACACCTAGTTTGGCTATTTGCTTATGCAAATGCAATCTACTGGGGTGCTTCCTACTTTACTGAACAAGATGGCACTTGGCATCAGACTATCGTTCGCGATACTGATTTCACTCCAAGTCATATCATTGAGTTCTACCTTTCTTACCCAATCTACATCATCACTGGGTTTGCATCATTCCTATATGCAAAGACTAGACTTCCTTATTTCGCAGAAGGTCTATCTCTTCCTTACCTAGTAACTGTAGTTGGTCCATTCATGATTCTACCAAATGTAGGTCTAAATGAATGGGGTCACACCTTCTGGTTCATGGAGGAACTTTTCGTTGCCCCTTTACACTATGGGTTTGTGTTCTTTGGCTGGCTTGCTTTAGCTATTGCTGGTGTATTGCTTCAAGTCTTCTCATCTTTTGCTGGTCTAATTGGAGATCAGATTGTGGAAGCCGTTGATGCTGGTTTGATTGCCAAGTAAATTGGTATTGACAGAGAGGGGTTTTTTGCCCCTCTCTTTTTAATGAGTTTTAATGAAAGGTTTTGATCAATTGGGTAAGCATACAGATTTACATTCTGCGATGAAGCATTTGGTATCATCACACAAGCAATAAAGTAATCCATTTAACATTAGAGGAGAGAACAAACTCTCCTCTTTTTCCTACTACATATTATGAACATTAATTTTTACGAAATCCTCAACCAAATTTCTAATTCTCCTTCTAAGAAAGAGAAGCAATCTATTCTTCTACAATACGCTTCTCCTCTACTGAAGCAATTCCTTTCTTTAGCTTTCCACCCTGATATTAGATTCTACCCTTCTTCTTTCCCAGAAGGATATAAAGAACCAGATACTCTTCCAGGTATCTCTTTCTCTACTCTTCCTTGCGAATTGAAACGTCTATATCTATTTCAAATTGGAAACGAAACAGCAGATTCTCTCACAATTGAAAAACGAAACAATCTCCTTCTTCAACTTCTAGAATCTTTGGAACCTGCTGAAGCACAAACACTTATTAATCTATTCAACAAAGATCTTAAAACTAAAGGTCTAACGTACTCTCTAATAAAGGAAACATTCCCAAACCTTCTACCATGAAAAAGAAACTATCTAAATTCTCAGACTTCGATCCAATTGAATCTAAAAAGAAGAAAAAACCAAAATTCAATCCTAAAGATGATCCCTCTAGAAAAAATAAGAAATATTTCATAAATATGGAAAAATAACCTTTACTTTCTATTGACTACAGAGTAGAATTAAACTCTAATAACGTTTACTTTCTATTGACTACAGAGTAGAATTAAACTCTAATAACGTTTAATATAAATACCCAATGTACCCCACAGGGTATACCAAAAAATGAAAAATGTAGGTTCTAAACCCTTGATTTAACATAAGTAAAAAAGCAAATAATACAATATGAAACCAACTCTAAATAATATTCTAATTGAAAGAATCCCAGGTTCAAAAGAAACAGAATCAGGCATAATCCTAAAATCAACTCTAGACCAAGACAAAGGCAAAGTATTAGCGATTGGTCCCGATGTTACAGAAGTAAATGTAGAAGATACAGTATTCCTAAATTGGAATGCCGCAACCAAGGTTGAAGGAGAACTCTACATAACACCTATTGACGAAGTTATCTTCATTTATTAACGGAGAATCATTTATGACACATTTTAGATTCGTATTGATAGCCGCGATCGTTCTTGTAGGTTCTACATACATCGCCGTAGAATATCCAAGCATTTTAGAGAATCCCGCGAAGATTCTTGGAATCTTTGATTCTTTTTAACCAGTAACCAAGCATCCCGCGTTACATCCCGCGGACCGCGATATTTATCCTTAGGAAGAAGACAAAAATGAGTAAAGCAGAGCAATTATATAAAGCAATTTCAGCGAGACCCTTTTCATACGGAGAGAGCGTATCCATTATCCTTGAGAATAAAGGAAGACCTGTTTCTTCATTACCAGAAGAAGACTTCATATTCGAAGATAATTCCGTGATTCGCGTATCGAATAATGGTATATCCCTCCTAGAGTTTCTTGTTGAATAAAATTTTTCGGTTATTGTTCGCCATTTCTATATTTCCCTTCGGGAAACACCACTGTTTTGCGAAAGCACCGCGAATATATAAATATAAGATAATATAGATATATTTGTTGGAATATGGAGAGAAATAAAATATGGCAACATCACTAATTGTCACAGGAGTTCAATATCCAGATGGAACAGTACAAACAACAGCGGGGTTAACAAGTGTGGTAAAGAGTATACAAAGAGGGTATGTATCAAATCCCGCAGCAGCTACATATAATGTGACTATGGCTTCTGTGACTACAAGTAAGATTATGATTTTGATTGACGGTGGGTATGGTCGCGTCGATACAGGCGGCTATTTTTCCTCTACAGGTGGTACTGTTTGTGTGCCAGTTTTAATCTCCGTAAACTCTTCTACTCAATTCACGGTAGGAAATTTAATTTTTTATTATACGGGAAATAGCTTCGCCCAGTTTATTCCATTTTCTTGGCAAGTTATTGAATTTTATTAATGGAGAATATTATGTTTTATTACGCAACAATTTCGAACGAAAACATTGTTATCGCTATCTCAGAATTGACAGCAAACGTTCAGTATGATGATATGATTTCTATTCCATCATACAATTTGTCATTTATTGGAAAACTTTGGACAGGAAAAGAATTTATAGATAATCCAAATCCACCAGTAATAGAAGAGTTAACGAGTAATACAGCAACTGCTTCTGTAATTTAATATTTGGTTTTTTATTGTGATTAATATATATTATTTTGGGTATTGTGCCTCAAATAAACAAGACGTTTTTGTTGGGAAGGATATCCCCGCTAATGTATTAAAGAATATATCCAATTTTCTTAGTGGTAGAGAATTGGGTGATGTTGTAAATATAGACGATATTAAAGATTTAGATAGAAGAAGCAAAAGGGATTTTGTTAATGTTGATGTGTCAAATGTAGGCGTTTGTCAAGATTCTAATTCTGATATAAAAAAGTGTCCAGCATTTACTTCTTATGTAAACCAAATGTGGAGTATTAATGCCCCACATTCCATTCGTATCAATTCCGTTGAAGAACTTCGAAATTCAGAAGAGGTTGCTGAAAAAATAACAAAGAGTAATGATGGAATTCCTATATTAGAATATAAAAATCTTAATGTGATATTCTTCTCCTCTGTAGAAGATGTTTGGATAGAAACGTTTCCGGCATATTTTCACAATAATCCATCCTTGCGATTGATTCCTGGATCATTTAATATCTATAATTGGCAAAGACCTATTGTACCAACGTTTGAGATATTAGACTTTAATATTGAAATAAATGAAGGCGATCCTCTACAATATATAAGATTTAGAGGAAAAGATCCTGAAGAAAGATACAATTTGATTAAAATGAATACTGTAATGTCAGATGAAAATTTCGATAAAATGGATAATCAATTAATCGTGAAGAAAGATTTCCCTAATAAAAGTTGGAAAATTGTAACAGGAAAACTTCCAAACCTAGACAGGATCGATATAAATTCTGAAGTCTTTAATACGAATTTTTTGTAGAAACAAAAAAAAGTAATTATGTTTATTCACTGTGATGTGTCAATTATTCCAGAAATGGAATCCAAAACTATTGACGGTAGAGAATTCGTAGGGAAAAGAAAGGGGAGTTAACTCCCCTTTTTCTTATTCCAAATCTAATTTTAATAGATCGAGAGTTTCTTGTTCTTCATCAGATAAACTTTCTTTAACTGACAATTGATCGTATAAAGTTTGTTTTTCCTCAAGCATTTTATTTGAATTTTTTTCAACGATTTTATTTTCCTTTTCTACTAAAAGGGGGTCTTTATAAAAGGTATCACCATCCCAAATAAATCCAATTTCTACATCTCTATTGTTTGCCATAATAACTTCTTCATTATATTGTTTTAGCATATTAATGGATTCATAATCATTAGATTCAATAATATTGGTAACGATTCCATTAGAAATTGTTGCAAATTTATACATAATTAACTCCAAAAAATTTGACAAATACCAGCACCACCAGCAGAAGGAGCAACTGTAGTTATTCCACCTCTCCACGTATTATTTGACGTTCCTGATTGAGTGGCAGGAGCACCACCGGCACCTATAGCCACAAAAACGGAAGCCACGTCTTTTACGGGAACATCACGAATTACGATTTCTCCGCCACCGCCACCTGGACCGCCGATGAAATTAAATGTGGTTCTGTTAGCTCTTATATAAGCGCCACCGCCGCCACCACCACCAAAAATGCCGGGAGTTGCTTGTGTTGGTGTTGTGTTTCGTGCTGGTCTTCCGACACCCATTCCTCCATCACCAAAGGAAGCGCCACCGCCACCACCGGGACCGTATTCCGCAGAATCATCATCATTGATATTCCATATACCAGATGTGCCGGAATTACCGAAACCGGGAATTGCTCCACCACGTCTTGAACCAGCGGCTCCACCAGCACCAGAGATAGAATTTCCGGACGGCATACCTGCGCCTCCATGAGTTTTAACTCTCGTTCCGTTATTGGTTGTATAGGATTTACCAGAATTTGTGTTTGTTATTACTTGTGGAGGGCTACCGAGAATAATTCCGGATGTGTGAAGCAAAAGAACTTCTCCCCCAGATACGCCACCACCATTACCGCCCCAACCATTTATAATATTTTCGTTCCATGCAGAGAAATCTGCTCTTAGAGCACCAAAACCGCCAGAAGCATAAATAGGTATTGGAGCATAGAAAATTGAGTTTCCTCCACTTCCACCGGGAGAATCCCAATAACCGCCGCCCCCACCGCCACCAGCCATGACGACTTTTACCACCTCAACGCCTTCTGGTTTTACCCATGTTCCCGAAGTAGTAAATGTCTGTGATTTCCACGATCCACCAGATGAACCGCCTAAAATAGCTGTTAAATTTGTAGTCATTTCTTACTCTTCGTTATTTTCTGAAACTTCTTGTTGTTGTGCTTGAACTTGTGGGATTGCTTGTTGTTTAATTTTCTCAACAAGTTCTGTTACTTGTGCGTAGGGCATTTGTCCTAGTGCAGTTAATACGCCATTCACTTCAGCAATTTCAAGGTTTAGATTAATCATAGTTTTCTCCAATAAAAATAATAAACAAGAAGGAATTTGTTCCTCTTGGTTTATTTATATTTTTTTATAAATACTTTAATCAAAACAATAAGGTATTTCTGGAATGAAAACGTTTAAAGAATTAAGAAAAGAAATCAACGAATCAGTTATTTCTGAAGCGGATAAAAATGATCAATACGTTAATGACCCTTGGTTGGGAACTAAACCATTCTGGCAAAAGGCAAAACAAAAGGTTGCTGCTGTTGGTCAAATGATTCCGGGAATGAACAAACCATTAAAATCTCAGAAACCAAGCGTTCCTGTTAGAAGCGAACCAACAACAGATGCAGCAAAACCTCAGCAGTCTTCTATAGAATCCAGAAAACAAAGAGCGCAAGAATTAAAACAATTGGGTAAAGAAAGATCAGCAGCAAAACCTGCGCCAGTTCCTTCAACAACCACCCCGAAACCAACTCCAGCCCCTAAAACGTCTGTGGCGAAACCAACTCCGGTCCCTAAAACGTCTGCGGCGAAACCGAATATTAAACCAATTCCAAAACCAGCGCCAATACCCGCTAAGAAGTCCTTACCAACTTCTTCTCCAGCTATGGACGATTTGAGGGCAAGCGCTGCAAGAATGAAATCAGCGACTTCTGATATGGCGTCAAAAACGGGAACATTAAAATCTGTATTGACGCCTCAAACTAGAATGGAGAAACCTATTTCTCCGGGCGGACAGTCTAGTTCTCAAGTACGTTCTGCAATTTCTAAATTGGGTGGAGAACCAGCAAAACCAGTAGGTCCAGAACCAAAACTTTCCCCAACAACCCCACCAAGACTTTCTTCTTCTGAATTGAAAAAGAATCCTTCTGCTGGCGGCGGAAAATGGGTTTGAGGGTTTAGTGATGAAAACTTTCAAACAATTAAGAGAACAACAAAGAACAAATTTGCAAGAAACTTTTGACGTCTTCAGCGAAGAAGAGTACGCAAAATTTATTGAAGACGGTATCTTTTCTGAAGAAGAAATTTTAGAAATTAAAACTTGTATAAACGAATATTCTACCAAAGAATTTAGTAGAGATCTTGGAGACGTTTCTTCTGGATACGCTCAAGGTCTTTTAGGTAAAGAGAGATTTAAACGTTGGGGTGGTAAAGCGAGAAGTTTCTTTACTGGTAAATCTCCAGAGGAAGAAGAAAAGAAAATAGAAAAGTCCCAACAAATTAGAAAACAGAGAAGCCCAACATTATTTAAGAGCGGCGAAAGAGTAGGTCGAGCAATTCCTTCTGTTGTTGGCGCTACTGTTGGTAGTAGGGTTGGCGGAAAACTTGGCGGTTCTTTAGGTAGAGTTGTTGGAGGCGTTACTGGCGGTGCTATGGCTGGTGGTGGTGCAGAGTATTTAAAGAAATCTGAAGAAGAAAGGGAAAGGTTGAAGAGAAGGGCAGAAGAATTAAAACGTCTGGGTAAAGAAAGAGCTGCCGAAAAGTCTCAACAACCTTCAGACGCAGCAAAGCCTGCAAAACTTCCTACCACACCAGCAAAACTTCCTACCACACAACAAAAACTTCTTCCTGGAACTAAACAGCCAGACGATTTAGAAAAGGCAAAAGAATTGATTAAGAAAAGGGAAGCGTCTGTTTCCCCTATATACAAAGTTGGAGACGTTTTGGGTAAACTTTCTGGCGGTTCTAAAGAAGTAGAAAGCGGCGTTGCTGACACTTATTCCAGACTATCGAAAGACCCTAAAGCTGCTGCTGAATTCTTAAAAATACAACAACAAAGAAATAAAGAAATGGGTGTGAAATAAATTATGGTGAATCGTTATATACCAAACGAAGAAGACAAAAAGAAGATGGCTGAAGAAATAGCCAGAACAGCTTCTTTTCTTAATAAGAAACCGCAAAGACAGGGAAGCAATCAAAAACTGGAAGATTATCAGAAACCTGATAAAAAGTGATTGGATATACTCCCGAAATAAAAACTATCTATAATAGGTTAAAAGGTTCTGCTAAATCTCGCGGAATACCTTTTAACCTATCCATAACAGACCTTAATAATCTAACCTATCCTATTACATGTCCTATTTTAGGAATTCCTATTAAATTTAATAGAAATAAAGCAGAAGATAATTCTATTTCTATAGATAGAATAGATTCTACAAAGGGATATGAAATAGATAATATTATTGTAATTTCTTTAAAGGCGAATAAATTTAAAAGTAACGCTTCAAAAGAAGAATTACAAAAACTATCTGAATTTTATAAAAACCTTTAGTATTCTTTAATCTTTAAGATTAAATCTCCTTCGCCTTTAATTATTCTGTGCCAAGTTTCTTTTTGGACAGGATATACTTTATCTATTTCTAATTTTATTGGGAGTTGATTATCAATTTGTAATTCCCAATCTTCTCCAGAAACTGCTGTTATTAACCTATCTTTTTTATCTTTGTGCCAATAGAAATCGTTGGAATCAAATGTAGAATCAAATATTCTTAGAGTGTGATCTGGTTGTTCTTCATCAATATATGGTAGCATATCACCAATATCCACTTCTACCTGCTGGCGTTTTTGCCATATACTTATTCACCCTACACGCCCAATACCCAGGAGAAGTCTTATCTGTTTTATCTGAGCAATTATGTCTTGCAGCAAATGCCTTTTTCCTTTCTGGGTTATCGTACTTGACAGCCAATCCAGTAGTATCACCAAAAGCAACCTTCTTAATATTCCCTGACTTTGGGTCTCTTACGTGAACATAAAATTTCTTAGGTCCGCCCCTTTTCGGTTTATTTAATTCTGGAGTTTCTTCTTCAATAATTAAATCTAACGGAACCATTTCATTTTCATACATCGCAAATTCGCCCAAATCGGAATTAATTAACTCTAATTCGTATTCAGAATAGTTATAGCCTTCGAGTAAATTCTTATTATAATATTCTCTCAGAGTATGAATAAATTCAAAATACATTTCTGATCCATACCTAAAAACGCAATCGTCGAAAGGGATGTTATTTTCTAAATGATATTGGAACGCTTCTGAAATTATATTTTCTGATAAATGTTCTTTAAATTGTTTCATTTATTGCACCAAGATTGCTTTTTACCGCCATAATAAGGTCTAGCGAATTTCTTTTCTATTAAGGAATCTGATATACTTTTACCATCAAGATAAATTTGCCCCAACCATCTACCATACTTATCGTAACCAACAATCTTTACTTGTTGCTTTTTACTTTTCTTAATTAAACTTTCAACGTATTTCTTTGCTTCTTCTCCAAGTATTGCTTCGTTACCACAATTTGCCCAACGGTTTATGTTTGGAGTATCTACATTAGATAATCTCATTGGCATTTGTTTTTTTAATGGTGCGGGCATGAATGGAGCGGATACTAAAATCGTATCTGCATCTATAATTCTCAAAATTTTAATTTGTTCTTCTGAATAACTATTGATTGGAAGAAATATTAGTAGTGCTAGTAGGAGTTTCATTATTTTTTAATTCCTTGTCTTTTCTAAAAATTGAGTCATAGTTATCATAATATTTTTTTGAACTTGTTTTTGTCTGGATTTTATCTCCAGTAATCGGATTGGTTGCAGTTTTTCCCATATTATCCTTTAATTTTTAATATTATCGCAGAACTGAGTAATATTGCAATAAAAATTAATGCTTCAATTACCAAACGTTTCATGTATTTATTAAAGGTATTCTTCTTTTGGAGCGTTTGCTGGGATAGGGTTTGTTATAGTACCATATTCACAAGTAACGTCTTGTATTTGCCTTATTTTCTTTTGTGCCTTTTTAGCGAATTGCTTTTGAACCTTAATACATTCTTCTTTTGATTTCATTTCTTTAACCAACAATTCGTCAGAATTTGCAACAGTGATAACCAAAAACCAAGACAATATTTCCATATAAATTCCTATAATGTTGGGGAGAGTTTTTACTATTTATACGCTAAGAACTATTTAATTATAAATACTCTCATTTAGAGAGGTGAATGATATGTCGTTAAAATCTACTATTATATCAAGTTTTGCAAAAATCGTTTTAGGTTCTTCTTTATTTGACCGCATTAAAGCGACTGTACTTAGGGTTGATGGAGACGATATTCCTGGTTCGGAAAAACGTGATGCCGTTGTTAATGAGTTAAGAATTATAGGAATTAGTGCCGCGAGTTATTTAATTAATCTTGGAATTGAATTGGCGGTTGCTTATCTCAGGACACTGGCGGAAAAGCAAAAATAAGGGAAACTATAATGGCAAACAAACCCTCAAATAAAAAACCTATAACAGTAGAAGAAACCGTTATTGTTGAAGAATCTCCAAACGTTGCTGTAAAAAGAATTCTTAAATCAAAAACTATATGGGTGAACCTTTTAGCGTTTTTGGCGTTTTGGGTTCAGAAAGAGTATGGTTTCGTTGTATCTGAAGATTTACAAGTGCAAGCGTTAACATTGATTAATATATGTCTCAGATTTGTCACTAAAGAACCTATTGCCTGGGGTGGTGAAAATGGAAATTCTAAGGAAGCTTCTTGAAATTATCTACGAATTTCTAGAACAAAGAAAAACATGTAAAGTAGAAAAACAAGAAGTAGAAAAGGTTCAAATAGAACAAAAAGAAAAGGTTGAAAAAAACCTAAAAGAACGTAAGAAACAAACCGTTAAAAAACCAAAAAAGGAAGATTTTTTCAATGATGAGAATTGGTAAATATATTATACTTGTATTGTTATTAACCGGGTGCGCCCCAAAACCTTCCGAACGGATTGTTTATGTGACTACTCCTCTTACTTTACCCCCTAAACCAGAATTACAAAAAGTTAGATCGGATAGTTTGGTTTGTGTTGATGATGAAACTAAATGGGCTTTACTAAAAAGAGATGTAGCCATAAAAAACTACATCTCTGAATTAGAAACGATCATTAATTCTACAAAGTCAGAAAAATAACATTTTATCTTTTCTTAGTTGTAGGGTTAGTTCTCTCATTCTTGACCAATCTTCAACGGTCATAACTCCTTGTTTCCTTTCTATTACAGAAATTGTATAATTGATCGCGAAAAACCAACCAAACCAAACTCCAAGAATTAAACCGAAAAAGATCCCAAACTTCATATCAACTAATTGTTTTCCAAGAAATGATTGAATCGTTTTTAAACGCCCGCCAACCTTCATCTTCTATAGACCATACAGCAGTAACGTTTTGATTTACCTTTTTGCTGGTGGCGGTTGTTTCTGACCTTTCTGGTAATAGGGATTCTTGTAAAGTGGCAGTCATTACCCTAGTGCTACCATCAGATTTAGTAAATACTATTTCCACCAAATCGTTCTTTAATGCTGTATATAGTTCATCCATTGTTTAATACCCTATCAATAATGTGTTCTGCAATCCCGAACGTTGAAAACGGACCTTGTGGTACTGGTCCCTTGCTCCAATTAGGAAGCATAGGGACAACGTAACCTTTGCTGGTTTGTTGAATCAGAAAGCCACGGTACACCTTTGAAAAATATTTGTCGCTCATTGCAGTCTCCGAGTGAAAAAATAAGGTTAAAATTCCCAACTTCAAGATAATTTTACCCTTATCGCAACAGGAAGTAAAGCGTCTCATTTTTTGTAATATTTTCCGTAGTTGGTTTTCAGAACCACAATACAACCATCATATAGTTCGAAATTTGGTGCATCTTTTGCTTTTTCTATTTTTTTAAGAAGAAAATTAAATTCCTCTTGTAGTTGTTCTGGAATATTGTACCTTTCCTTTCTTAGGATTTGTTGGTTCAGCAAATCTCTTAAATGCTTTCCGAACTTTGATTTGTTCTCTGTATTCTCTTTCTCTTTCGAGAAGTTCATCGTAATTTTCCTCATTATCCCAATCAACAAGGTTTGCTACCTTTCCGCCTTTCATATTAGTCTCCGTTTTGTGCAAAAAAGATGTGTTGTCCAATGTGCGCTTGTTTTGACATACTTTTACTCCATTTTGGCGCTTTAATATATTGCGCAAAATAAAATTGCGATTTATCCAAAGTTGTTACTCTAACTCCCTTTGTAAAAAGGTTTGCTGAATGTTTTGCTCTTTCCCATTGAGCTTTATTTTTGGGGTTTGCGTTTCTAAGTTTTTTGTGGTTCGTCCAAGAAAATTGTTTTGGGGCATATACTACATCACAAAACGTATCACCCCATTTACCAGACAAAACCCTATTATAAGTTACATTAGCGACTGCCATTTGTCCCAATAGCGGTTCAAATGAAGTTTCCCAATAAATATTTTTTGCGAGACAATCAAATTCTTTATTTGATAAAGAAATTTTCTTCCCGGTATTATATAATTGAGAGTATTTGGTTTTTGGCTGTTTAACGTTTAATTTGTACTCCTCCGTATCGGGCTTTTCCAGAGTAACGTCCACAGTACCTCTATTACTATTTCTATTGAGGTAATTATCAATTTCACAAGAAATAATATACCCGCACAAAACTAAAGAAACTCCAAACAAAGCTACATGTCCCGCATCAGAATTCTTCCATACGAGTTTTGATGTTTCTTTCATCGAATTGTTCAATTTTTTGAACGGTGTTGTAAAGTTTTCAGTATCAATTACAATCTTCATAACGAAAAACGTTTTTATTTTTAAGGAAGGTAAATTCTAAGCCTATGCCAAGAAAAAGTAAAGGGGTCCGTTTAGACCCCTTTTTATTTTCCAGATAAAAACCTTATAATAGAATTAGATGGTTCGCAACATAAAGATACGAAAATTCAAGACGAATATAGAGATATAATTATCTCTACTCAATACGGGATTGATGTAATAAGAATAACCTATAAAGAATATAGGTTAAAATCTATAATGGACGAAATAAAAGAATTATTGGAAATAAATTGAGCGGGCGACTGGTAACTCTCCAGCCTCTTTGGATTGGAAATCCAAGGCACATATATCTATACCACACCCGCATAAACTTTAAAAGAACATTATAATAAAAACAATTATTAGAAATCCTGTTGCTACTATATAGGGTTCATATTTTAGCATGATTACAACTTCACAGTCTTTCCACATACAGAACATGTTGCCTCAGATTTCTTTTGATCTAGAGACATAACGCGATTTCCTTGACCATACTTGGCATCTTGAAAATCAGACGCATGAGAAGGATTACCCTTACAACCACATCGCTTAATAACAGTTCCAGACATAATATATTCTCCTTAGATAATAAACACAACCAACATCACTAAACAAATACAAACTATAATTTGTTTAACTTTTTCTATTCTTATTAGAAACTTTTATTTAAAGTCTTCATGCCAAGCCCCAGAAAAACAGTGCATAACCTCATGCCCAATTGTAGCCATTGAAGTTTTCTTTTCTGTTATTACAAGACAAGTATCAAACCCCAAAGTTTTATCCCAAAACGCGCATGCTTCTACAACGTATCCGTATGGCTTTTTACCACGTTTTTTCTTTTCTTCGTTACACGCTTTGGTTACATTTTTTGCAGTACGCCAAGTAATGTTTGACATATTAGTAAAGTTCTTTGTAGCGTCAAAGAGGGCATTAGGGTTTTCGTGATATTCAATATATCTTTCCGCATTAACAGAAAAAGAAACCAAAATAAAGCCCAAGATAAAAACAGATTTCATAATATTCTCAATGTTGTTTACTTTACGAAAGATATCGTAACCCAATCAACCTAAAAAGTAAAGTCACACTCCAAAGAAAATTTCCCAGTGTTCGTCCGGTTGAGTTATCTCTTCAACAGGAGAATCAGTCAACCGGACTCTAGTTTCATAATTTCTTTCTTTCATATTATCCATATACAGAAAAGATTGCTGTAAAGTTTCAAAATAACGTAAAGGTTCCCAATTAACAATATCAGTAATATAATCTGATTTATTATATCCTTCTACTAGATATATCATGCTACTTTTAAACTCTTTAATCTGTCAGCACAAGTTGATGCTGCCCAGGCGTTTGGTTTAACCAGGGGAACAACGTTACACATACCCCGAATATAACCTACTGCTTCAGATATAACACAAGAAGAACCATAATGTTCATCTGGATTTATGTCTATATGAACTTCAACATCTCTATCTTCAAGTACATCTTTCAATTTAAGATATAGTTCTGCAATTTTGTATACTTCTGTCATTAATCGCATTCTTGGTTTTGCTTTCTTTTGGTCGAAATCTCTTTCTCTGGCGATTTCGCCAAACACTTTACAACCGTGTTTACCATCAATATGGACTACAATTACAGTCGCATAATCCGCATACCATACACCATTAATTTTGAATCGTTCAGAATCGCCACCAATATAAATTTTAGTTTGGGGACTTAACGATTCTATATACGTTTGAACTTCTTTTATGTTTATGGTATGTTTCATAATTCACCTACATTATTTTTCCTCTATTATATTGGAGCGGGTAATCGGTTACGATCCGACGACTAATGCTTGGCAAGCATTGATTTTCCCAATTAAACTATACCCGCAAATTTGGCACGCCACCAAGGATTTGAACCCTGAACGTTCGGGTTGGAGCCGAAAATGTTACCATTACACCAGTGACGTATTATTCTTTACTTCTATTCAAGAATGCTTCTGATCTTAATCTTTTCTTTTCTAATATAGTTAATACTTGACTATAAAGAACGTCTATAGATTTTGTTTTAAGGATAAATTGTTCTTGATAGGCGCAATCTCTTACCCTATTAATTGCTCTTTCTGATAAATTGTATATTTCTTGAGCTTCTTTTTGATCCATAATATACTCTAATAAATTGGTCCGGATTGAGAGATTCGAACTCCCGTCCCTGCGTCCCAAACGCAGTGCTAAACCAACCTCAGCTAAACCCGGAATAAATTGGTGGAGAATATCGGATTCTAACCGATCTGTTATCCTCGGTGCAAGCGAGGCGACCACCACTAGCAGTCCCATTCCCCTTAAATTGGCTCCCAGTGCAGGTAACGATCCTGCCTCGTTCTCCGTTAACAGCGGAGCGCATTCACCATGATTGCTAACTGGGAATTAAACTTTTACTTATATAGAAGAAAATCTATTATAATCTACTTTATGTTTATTTATTTTTACTTCTTGTATGTGTTCTATCAATATTCTTTTCTTTTCTTTTGTTCTGTAAGTTTTTCTTGTAGAACTTCTATCCCATTAATATTTTTCAAATTTTTGAATTTTTCTTTTATTTCTTTTTCGGAAACTTTACACCACTCAGAATTTCTTTCATCAAAAGTTTTATGTAGATTAGATTCTTCTAACAATCTATTATGAGAAAAATAATAATCTATTAAATAATAATCTCTATGAGGCGAACTTGTTTGGTAAGATTTTAATCTATCCATTACATCAATAGCAGATCCAATCTTTACATAATCTTTCCAAGCAGGATTACCAATTGCATAAACAAATCCCTCTTTTATACCAGTTGAAGAATTATTGTTCCATTTATACTTAATCTTTAGTAAGTCTCTTCTGACATAATCATATTGTAACCTATACGCTCTTTTTCTAGTTTTTAACGATTCGGTATCTTTAATTTTAAATATTTTTTCTAAAACTTCTTGATAAACTTCTCTAACAAAATCATCACCCAAATTTATTTGTTTATTATTTCGGGTCAACCAATTTTCAATTAACATTATATTTTGATGTGTAATTTTCATAATATTTTTATTTAAAATGGAGCCTCCACCCGGAGTTGCGCCGAGTTATCCTGAGTACAAATCAGGTACATCACTAACAATGTTTTAGAGGCAGTTTTTTTATTTTACTACACAACCTAATAAATGTAAAGTAGTTTTTAAATTGGCGGTTCCACCGGGGAACGATCCCGGACTTATGCCTTGACAGGGCATCGTGCAGACCACTACACTATGGAACCATAACTCTTTGGTGGCGATAAGAAGAATCAAACTTCTGCTCAGAGGATATGAATCTCTTGTTCTATCACTAAACTATATCGCCTAAATACATTTTTTTAACATTGAGGTTACTATGGAAGAATTTATTGGCGTT